GAGGAGGACCATACTTTCACGGTTAACGGGCTGATCGTTCATAACAGCCTGATGACTAATGTCTTTTGGCCCGCATGGCAGTGGTCCGCCGCCGGGGAGCCGGGAAAGCGTTTCATCAACTTCAGTTACTCATCGCTTCTGACTGAACGCGACAATCAGCGGATGCTCGACCTGATTGAGAGCCAGAAATTCCAAGACCTCTGGGGCCACAAGTTTACGATGCGTCAGAAGGGAGTAACGAAAATATCCAATAACAAGTTTGGTTGGAAATTTGCGTCTTCTGTAAGAGGAACTGGTACTGGCGAAAGAGCAGACGTAGTAATTCTAGATGATCCCCATAATATTAAGGAAGGTGAATCCCAAACTATACGTGAGGAGACTGTTCGCTGGTTCCGTGAGGCAATGTCTAACAGATTAAATCACATGACAAAGTCCGCCATTATTTGTATAATGCAGCGCGTTCATGAATCTGATGTTTCTGGGACTATTATTAGTGCAGATCTTGGGTACGATCATCTTATGATACCCATGTTATATGAAGATGGTAGACATTGCGTTACTTCGATCGGATGGAGTGATCCCAGGTCTACTGACGGCGAAAACTTTTGGGAAGCGCGGTTCCCACCCGCCGCTGTCGAGGAATGCTTGAAGCTCGGGGAGCATGCTTTCGCCAGTCAGTATCAACAAAGACCTGCCCCGCGCGGCGGCGGTATCTTCAAGAACGAATATTGGAACGTCTGGGAACCGGAAGACGGGAAATACCCCACGTTCGATTTCATCCTGGCCTCGGTCGACCCGGCCTACACGCATCATGACGAGAACGACCCCTCGGCCATGACCGTCTGGGGGCTCAATTACGCCGACGACGGGACGCCCCGCGTCTTCTTGATCGCAGCGTGGCGGAAATGGTTGCAGCTTCATGGCCCGGACCTGATTCAGGAGTGGGGGGAGCCACCCGAGCTGTTTCTGGAGCGTCAGAAGAAGGCGTGGGGTCTGGTCGAGTGGATCGGGCACACCTGCAAGCGGTTCCATGTGGACCGGCTGATAGTGGAGGCGAAGGCGACCGGGATATCCGCTGTCCAGGAGTTGCAGAGACTTCTTTTTCAAGAGAAGTTCGGGATCGAGTTCGTCAATCCTGGTCGCGCCGATAAGGAAGTGCGGGCGAACCGGGTGCAACACATCTGGTCCGCCGGTATGATCTATCGCCCGAACCGGCCTTGGGCGACCATGGTTGAAGATGAAATGGCGGCGTTCCCCAAAGCGCGGTATGATGATTTGACCGACTCCGCCACTTATGCGCTCTGGTGGTTCCGGCAACAGAATATGTTGGCTCGTCGCGAAGAGATAAGAGCGGCGAATGACCCCGATACGGGCGGCGCGTCCGGTAGCGGAGCGCGCAATGACATTCCCCTCTATCCGATGTAGTGGAGTAAACGCCGATGACAGCCGCACAGGTCTTCGATTTTCAGAAATATATGGACGCCCAGCCCGCGTTTAAACCGAATGGCGTTCATTTTGCTCAGGAGAACGACGCGCTTGTCATTGATGAGCCGGACGGCGGGGTAACCATCGAGTTCAGCCCTCGGAACCACAACTCGAAAGAGGCGGCGGGCGACCACAACGCTAATTTGGCGGAATTTATTGACGAATCAGCCTTAAACGGTCTCGCGGTCGATCTTATCGAGGGAGTCGAGGAGGACCGGAGGAGCTTTTCGGAGTGGTTGCAGACCCGCGCGAACGGGATCAAGCTTCTCGGGTTCAAGGTCGAGGAGCCCCGGAGCGACCTCGCCAGCACCTCAGCCCCGCTTGAGGGCATGTCGACTGTCCGACACCCGCTTTTGGGCGAGGCGTGCCTGCATTTTCAGGGGAACGCCCGGCGTGAGCTGATTCCGAGCAATGGCCCGGCCAAGATCGCGGTTTTCGGCTCCCAGACCGCCTCGAAAGACTGGCTCGCGGATAAGCTTGAACAAGAGATCAACTGGTATCTCACTAAAAAGGCTACAGAATTTATCCCCGGCACCGACAGATTGCTGTTTATGGTGGGGTTTTCGGGGATGGCCTTTAAAAAGGTGTACTTCTGCCCGATGCGGCGGCGTCCGGTGTCCGAGATGGTGGACGCCGAGCACTTGGTTGTAGCCAACACGACCACGGACATTCAGACCGCGCCCCGTGTGACCCATATCATCCCGATGCAGCGCACCACGTTCAAGCGGATGCAGCTCTTGGGGGTCTACCGGGACATTCCCATCCAGCTTCCCGACGCCAATATCAACGTGTTCGACGCGGCGGTGGCGCGCTCTCAGGGCGTAAACCTCAACGTGACCCGCCCTGAAGATCAGGTGCACACAATTTACGAGACGTACGCTGATATCGACCTCCCCGAGTTTGAGCACCATCTTGACGGAAAGCCCACAGGTCTTCCGCTCCCTTATCGAATCACCATTGACCTCACGTCACGAGCAATTCTGGAGATCAGACGCGATTGGGACGAAGGCGATGAAGATTTCATCCGCAGACGCACTTTTGTTCCCTTTGGCTTCGCTCCCACCTTCGGGTTCTACTGCACGGGTCTTCTGCAAATTCTCGGTAACGCTACGTCTGCCCTGACCGGCGCATGGCGGCTTCTGCTTGACGCCGGGATGTTCAGCAACTTCCCAGGCTTTTTGTACGCCAAGAACGGGGCCAAGCAGAGCAACAACACGTTCCGCGTCCCGCCCGGCGGCGGCGCTCCGGTGGACGTCCCCGGCGGCGTGAAGCTGGCGGACGCGGTGATGCCCCTCCCTTACAAGGAGCCGTCGCAGAGCCTGATCGCGCTTTCCGAAAACATCGCCAACGCCGGGCAGAAATTGGGCGGGACTGCGGAGCTTCCGACCGCCGAGGGCAAGGCGGACGTGCCCGTGGGCACCATGTTGGCGGCGATCGAGCAGGCCGGGAAAATCCTCAACGCGGTGCACACCCGGCTTCACGACTCTCAGAGCGTCGAGCTTGAATTGATCGTGGAGCACCTGCGCCAGCATCCCGAGGTCCTATATCGCCCTGACCCCGACCAGCCCGCGTGGACCATGGACGCGGTCATTCATGCGCTCGGCAACTATAATCTGGTCCCTCGTTCGGACCCGAACACTCCCAGCCATGCGCACCGGCTCATGAAGGCGATCGCGCTTGGGACGGTGGCCCAGCAGACCCCGCCAGGGGTGTTCAATCCGCGCAAGGTGGCGTCCCGTGTGCTTCACATGATGCAGATCGATGACGCGGACGAGCTGTTCATGCCTGAGCCTTCGCCGGGCTCGCCGCCTCCACCGAACCCGGAGATGCTGAAGGTTCAGCAGCAACAGCAGGCCAACCAAGCCAAGGTGGCGTCGGCCGCGCAGCAGAGCCAGACGAAAATGGCGGATATTCAGTCGCGTCAGCAGATCGAAATGGCCAAGATCGAGGGCGACAAGCAGCTTGAATACATGCGGCTTATCCAGCATCTTGTGACGCATCCTCTCGCCGCGCAGATATTCGGCGGCGGGGAACAGGGCGCTCCGGGGCAGGCCCCAACGCTCCCAGGCGCTATCTAATCACGAGTCCAGCAGTGAGGAGAAACCATGCCAGAAGAAAAGAACCAGACGCCGTTTACCCCTGAGGACCTGGAGGCGATGAATGAGGCGATGAATGAGCTGACCGAGGCCGATGTGGTCGAGGTGCTGACCCGCATGTACGCCGCCGCCCTCGCCGACCGACGCGGCGCGGAGAAGCTCCGCCCGCTGACTGAGTTATCTCTCGATGAGCTTCACGAAGCTCTGGCGCATCAGCAGGCGGGTCAAAGCGCGCTCATCCAGTTCATCGCCGAGAACCCCCCTATCGACTGGCATGAGGGCAGGTTTGGCCCAGTCCCTATCAAGCAGGAAGGCAGGCGCTACACAGAGGACCCGGACGAAGACAAGAACCGGGTTGCGGCGTTCGACGCGCGCATTGACGAGATCAAAGCGGAGATTGCGCGGCGGCTCGCCGCCGAAGACCTGAAAACGGCGAACGATACGGCCGAGGCCGCTGGTCAGCTCCTTGCCGATGGCTTGATTACCCCTGAAGAGCACGCGAAGATCACTGGCGAGCCTGCTGGGGATGCGTTTAAACAGCCTGAGTCTCTGACGGTCGACTTCAACGCGGCGGCTCTCGCCAAAGCCGCTGTCGATATCAGTCAGATGCAGGCCGACGCCATCGCGTTAGAGTCCGAGCCTGTCTTTGTTCATAAGAACGCGGAGGGCGGAGAATGACCCGTCACCCCAGGCATGACGGCGCCGAACACGCTGAGCGGCGGCTTAAAGGTTCTAGCGACGAGCGCATACACGCTGAGTTATCCCTCGCGGCGCGGGGCAAGCTGCTTCTCCGTAAGCGCGGAAACAAAAAGCTGTTCGCCCAGCCGCGCAACCTGATCCACGCGCCTGCGACATATGACGGCAAGTGGGGTGGGATTGATATCCGTCATATCCGTTCGATCAAGGGCGTCGGGCGGCCTGCGGCGGTGAACCGCGCCCGGCAAGGGCAAGATACTTTCGGCGAAACTATTGGCCGATGGGGCTTTTAACACGGAGTAACGGACCATGAAGCATATCAAGGCGCACGCGAAGGCGACCCACGCCGCGCGTCATTCTCACCTGGGCCTTCATTCCACGTCGGCGCACGCCGGCTACGCTCATGGGGGCCACCCTCACGGCGACCATCACAGCGACGTGGCGGAAGATCGCGCCTTGGTGAAGCATATGGTGAAACCGGCGGCTCTGAAGCGCGCCCACGGCGGAGCCGTGCATCACAAGGGCAAGGGACACACCAAGGTCAATATCGTGGTGAACCCGTCGCAGGGAGCAGCCCCGGCGGCCATGCCGGTTCCGATGCCTCCGCCTGGAGCCATGGCGCCGCATCCAATGCCAGCTCCGATGCCTGGAGCTGGCGGCCCGATGCCTGGAGCTGGCGGCCCGATGGCTGGCGTGGGCGCTCTCGGCGGGCAGGCTGGCCCCGGCCCGATGCCGCGTAAACGCGGCGGCAAGGTTCATATGCACGCTGGCGCGGGCAGCGGCGAGGGGCGTCTAGAGAAGAAAAGGTGGTACGGAGGCAAATGAAAAAAAGACCTTGTGACGACAACTGTCACCTCTCGCGGTTTATAGCCGTATTCGTCGCCGGGATTATAGCTGTCGCGTTAATCGCGGCGGCTGCTTCCGGATTTTTATCTTAATCATTCAAGGACATTCCAGCATGTCTTACCCAAAAACAGTATCCCTCGACTTCGATGGCGTAATCCACGCCTATACGTCGGGGTGGCAGGGCGCGGACGTCATCACTGACGGCCCTGTCCACGGCGCCATGGCGGCGATTCTGGAGTATCAGGCCGCAGGCTTCCTGGTCACGATATACTCGTCCCGTTCTAACCTGTCGGGCGGCGTGGCGGCGATGCACAGCGCTATCTACGGGTGGATGCAGGACCATATTCGCGAGACTTTCGGCGAGCAGAACGCCGAGAAGGTTAACCATGCGATTAGCGAGCTGTATTTCCCGAAAGAGAAGCCCGCCGCGTGGATGACGATTGATGATCGCGCAGTTCAGTTCAAGGGTGTCTGGCCGAGCGTTCAGGAAA